TGTGCCCTTCTTTTTGTTTCTGGATAGCTTCGCCTCTCGCCTTAAGCGAGAGAGGCGAAGCCTATCTATCTATGATAATAGATAGATATTCTATCTATCTAGACCACCATTGGTTATTGTTAGGTTACGGTTGGGTTTCATTTGGGTTATAGTTGGGTTTCATTTGGGTTATTTACAGACGCATTCCGACTGGCTTTTTTTGTGGCTTTGGCGTATCACTTTTCGGCCTTCCGCCTTTCTTCCCATTTTTGTAATTGCTGAATAAACGCTTATTTTGATCTTGCCATTGGTGCAAGACAAGCGCGTCTCCTTCGCGCCTTGCGTAGCCGCTTTCGATCAACGCATTTTCGAGTTGCATCGGGTCACCTTCCCAGTCGGCAATAGCTGCGACTATTGCCGCTGGCTTTTCGATCCGTTCGCATTTTCTGAACTGGCATTGCGACCAGAGTTTCAAGAGCGAAAAGACGCCTGCGTGACCGGCTAGGCGTAGCAGAATTTTTGTCTTGTAATGGTCAGGGAAGTCGGGTGAGAGGATCATGTTTTCTTTCTTTCTTTATTTTAAGATATCTTCCATATGCCTCACTTTTTGGCTGCGTCATTCCAAGCCCCTTGCACCACCAATCATTCCTTAAAAGAACCTTGCAAAGCCTTCTCCAAGATGGAACCCAATGCTTGTTTTCTAAATCCCTTGGAGCTAAATCTGGTATTTCTGAATTATATCCTCTCTTTCTCCATCCTTTTATATGATCTTTAAACCTTTCAATAAAATGATTCCTGCTTATTTCTGGCAATGTAGATAATAATAAATTACAAAAACTTTTATATGTATGACCAGGTGGAAGGTTTATTCTATTTATGCCGTTTATGTTGCCCGTCTCATTTATATATAATGAACCACTATTCGCGCCATTAACACGCGATACAACTTTGAACCAGCTTTGAGGTTCAAGTATATGATATAACCACAGCCCTTTTTTTTGATCGTCACCATATGGTTGACATAACCTTTGTTGAGATAATGGAACTCCAGCTTGATGCATTAAATCGTAAATGTGATTATAGCACTTTTGAGCCTTTTTATTATAAATCCAAATATCTTTTGTCCTCCAATCATATATAGGATATATGTTATATATATCTCCTGTTACTTTTGTTGTCCAACGCTTTCCATTATGCGTCTCTTTATTTGAAACAGCAATCGTCCTAAATCTATTAAGGCTTTCATCAGCCCTAATACCAACAAAAACAGCCAAAGGATTACCTTCAGAATACCATTCAGCAAACATAATAATAAATTCCTCAAATTCTAGATTTTTAACAAAAAAAGGATATTTTGTTAAATCGCTAACTACTCCGTTAAGTTTTGGGATTTCTCTTACCCAATCTGCTTTATTCTCATCGTCCCAGCAAGTCCATGTTGGTTGATAATTTGATACAGCATTTCTTAATTTCATTGGAAGACATATCCAATGCAAATCAATATGCTCCTTGTATAATTCAAACATTTCTTGAGCATGACTTGATGTTGCAATGTATTGAGCCTCAAAATCAATTAGCATTACTCCAACCTTTCGTTTCCTTTGTATCGCCTCATCCATCACCAAGTGAAACATTACAGATGAATCCTTTCCTCCAGAAAACGATAAAAGGATTTTATCAAAATTATCAAATGTTTGAGCAATCCTATCTTTTGCAGCTGTAAGAACATTTTTATCAATAGGGTTTTTTAGTTTCATATATCAATAAATGTCTGCCTTTGTCTTAGATTTAACTGATTCACAATCAAGCTGATTTCTACCATTTAACTTTAACCATATATTTAAATATTCTAAAGCCTTTAAATCAGCATTACTTTGCTGCTCCTCAGTTAATAAATTATACCCTCCACAGAATCGTGATGGGATTCCAGAATCAATACACATAGATGCTTGTCCAAGCCAAGCTATGCGATTCATTTTTGAATTTGTTAAATAATGTTCGCATGAGTTTTTCCATTCTGAGATTAATCTAATTAAAGCCCTTTCAAATCTTGGTATGTCTGCAAGGAACTTGCTATATGCTATCTCGCATTGCTCTACATCCATTCCGGATGGGGGTTTATCAGAATAAAATCCAGCAGGAAAACATTCCCAATCTTGCCATTCATGAAATATTCTATCACTATCACTTGATTCTGTGCTTATATCTGATTCATCTAATGAATTAAAACCCGACTCATCAACTATAACAGCATCCCATGCTTGACTGAATTGCTGATCAGAAAATACATCTTGCAGTCCTGATATTTGACATAATCTTAACACTTCATCACTATCCATTCCTAATTCTCTAGCAATCCGATCATCGTTCCAATTTCTTTTTTTTAACTCAATAACAATATCTGACATTGCATTTACAGCGTGCTTGCCTCTTGCTCTATTGTGTCTAATGGTTGAAGCCATTCTATCAGTTTTATCTTTTTGAGTCTCTCTTATTTGAACAAGCGGCAAATATCCGCAAATGCGTTTTTGTATATTCTCGCATTCCCTTCCAACACGATGCCTGTGAAATCCATCAATTACCTCAAATCTACCATCTGGATCTGCCATTGAAACAATGGGTTGAGTATATCCATCTGAATCTATAGATAAACGCAACAACTCCATTTCTGGTGGGGCAACGCTATTTGGATTATAGTCATTTGAATGCACTAAGTCGTTTTTTACCCATTTAACAAAATCAACGGGTTCATTTTTAAATGGAGAAATAGAGTGAATTTTTTCTCTTATCTCATTAATTGCTATTATTTTTTCATCTAATTCTAGCAAATTTATACTCTGAATAAACTGATCAATATTATTATTATTTAATTTTAATTCTTCTTGTTTCATATATTTTGTTTCTTATTTAAATACCGCTGCAAAGTCTCCTCGGCCTCTTCCTCGATCCATCGCGTGGCTTGCGTAACAACCTCAAGCCACTTGCCGTCGATCTGGATTTCCCAGTCCCAACGGTAGCAGTCGTCTTGATGGTTCGGCCAACATCGTAGCGGATACCCGCGCCATTGCATTTGGTTATTCATCTTGGCCGGATAGGAATTGGCGGAGAGCCTTGTTTTCTTTTATGAGTCGATCATTCTCCTCGGTGAGCGACTCGATGCGAATGTTTAATAACTCAACAAGTAATTCAAGATCAGCCATCTGTTCTTTAACAAGTCTTGTGAGATTTAGTAGTCTTTTGATGCCGTCGAACATAGTCTTCGATTCTTTCTAGGTGTTGTTCCGCGAGTGCTCTCCCCTCCGGTGAGTCATCGTATGTGTGCTGGTAAACTGGCAGCGGGTCGCCCCGTTCCAACCTTAGCCCAATGGGGCATTCATTCATGCAAATACACAACCGGAGAGAGAGAGATCCGTTCATCTATTAAAACGGAATGTCGTCGGTTTCGTCAGCGGGTTGAGCAACGTAGCCGTTGCTTTTGGCAACGATGTGCTTGTCTTGCTTGGCCGCTGGCTTGCGCCGGTTGCCTAGCCACTTTACTTTCTCGTCTCCGAACAACCACCGTTCTACGCAATTAAACTTGTGATCTGGATTGGTCTGCCCTGCCTCGACGCCGATGACACAAACTCCTTTTTCACCGATCAAGTCTTCGGCTTCGACCGTGACGTCTTCGCCTGGGATGACTGCACGCCCGATGCTGGAGAGAACTTGGTCGACCTTCCACGCCGCTTTCGGCGTGAACGTTAAGTGCTCCCACATTGTCGGCCCTGTTGTGCCGTTGTCGAGTAGGACGGCAACGTCGAGCTTTATCGTCGGGTTTCCGGCTTGGCTGGTCTTTTCGACGGCTTTGATAATTTCGACTTCGTATGTTCCAGGCTCTACGAAATAAATCGCAGCCTGTTTCGGTTCACTTGCTTTATATGTTGGCATTTTGTATTTTCTATTTTGTTGTTGTTGGTCCGCGTTTTTTGGGATTGCGCGGCCCCCCTTTGCCCCTGCACCTACGGGACGGACCTTTGTAGGTTGGCGAGGAAATTATTTAACTTTGGTCTGTCTTAGTTGTGTTGTCGGCGCTCCCGCTTTGATCGCCGTTGTATCCGGTTCAATGCCGTTATTGGCACAGAGTTCCAGATAACTCTTTTCTGATAGCTTACCGCCCATTGCTAAGATCAATGTCTCTTTTGTGATGTTTTGGCTGGCTTTGGCGATTGCTTCTGTTTCCACAAATTTCCTTCCGCTGACGCTCGTGAGCTTCCATCCTGCCACCTCGTCACCGTTTTCGAGACGGGTTTTGAGATGACCAAGCAACGGCTCCGCGATCTCTTTCTCCGCTAGCTTCCACTCGCGGATGAATGCGCCGAGCGACTCTGGCGTGGCAAGGATGCGATCTTTGATGGCCTCGATGCTGTTTCCTGTTGCTTCGGGAATTAGAGCGATGGCGCTCTCAGCCTGTCTTACGATTGCGTGGCAGTTGTTAAAATGTTTGCACCATGAACAATACTCCGAAGGCGTCGGCTTCGCATCCGCGCTTGTTGCGCGGTCGATTGTGCGTTGCGTGCCTTGCTTGGCTTCCTCGTATGTGAAGTCATAACTACGAATCATCTTTTGATCGACGTAGATAACATGAGCCGTCCAAGACGTTTCAAAGTTATCTTCCATGCACGCCAAGGAGTAGGCTTGCAACTGATTTCTGTAATCCCTGACCTGTCCTGTTTTTATGTCGGCGACCCACTTCTCGGCTTTGCAGACTGCGTCCGCCGTGCCGAGTTTACTGAGTCCAGGAACTGCCATCGCCAAGTACTCTTCGCGGGTCTCGATGAACGAACCTTTTGCTAGGCGCTTGAGTTCCTCGACTCCGTATGCGATAGCTCCGGCGTCTTCGCCGACTATTGCAACGTCATTTTCTGCCGATATCAAGTTTCGGATCGCAAGATCAACCGCGGTTCCGCGCTCCGCTGCCGCACTCGTGCCGCTTGCGCCCTCGAAGAGAGCGCATTCGGCGAGCTTAGGAAGCGTTGAAGGTGATATTTCTTTACTCATTTTATTTTAATTATGTTACGTTCTTTGGTTCTTTATTTGGCTCATAAACCCAAATTTCCCAATATGGTTTTTTCATAAAAACGTGCATGAGCTTAACGTTCCATTCATCAGCTAGAAGCTTATTTACTGAGTTCATCCAACTGATGTATGGACGAAGCAACCCTGGTCTAAGCTTCCCAGACCATTTCACCTTTTGTATATGTTGCGAGCCGTCTGTTGGAAACTCATCCGTAACGTTGACTTCGCACGCCACGCCTTTTCCAAATTTGCATTTAAACGTCTTCATATTATTTAAATTTATTTTGTGACAAATAATGGGTATTTTTTGTCACGAGTTTGCCGCCCTCCATTCGACCGCAGTATTGACGAATTGATCCACGCGAAGCGCAACGCGCTCCAGATACTCTGGTGCGCAGTCGCGCCACGTCTGTTCGCTCGTTAGGACGCCACGAGCGAGAAGGAACTGGTTCACCGCTCCTTCATGCTCTGCGAGCCGTGCTTGCCACCCGACCATTCCGTCGGCTTCGACGATATGGTTCGGCTGTTTAGTTGCAACGGCCTCGAACAAGTGCGCGACCGATGCCCACTCCAGCGGCAACTCTTCCGAAAGGCCGCTTCGCGTCTTCGCATCGTAGGCTGCTGAGTGCGTGGTCAACAAGATGCGTTCTTTGCCGCCGATGCCCTTCCCCTTGCCGGAGTCCGTGGTAGATACTTTAGTTTTAAACCGTAAGAACCAAAGCTCGTCCGCAAACTCTTTCAAGAGCGGAGCCGATTGTTTGCTTAGTTTCAGTTCATAGCGGTCGTATGCTGCGAGCGCATCCGGTGCTTCAAAGCGCACAATCTTGCTGTGCGCGATAAGAACCACGTTCTTGCCGGCGTCAATGAGTTGATCGATGCTGGATAGCATCCGGCTCATTCTTTCCGCGATCATCACCCATCCTTTACCGAAACCAAAGTCCTCAATGCTGGTTTTCTTGCTGGTGGCGAGAAGGTCTTCAACGCAAAGGCGTTCCGCCCAATCTGCCGAGTCGATGACTATGGTTTTGTAATCGGTCGCCTTGGCTTCTGCCAATGCGTCCGTTAATTGTTTCCACGTTCCGATCTCGCAGCGATCCACATCCAGGTGGCTAGTGCCGCCCTCGATGTCGAGAAAGAGCGGCTTGGGGAACTTGGCCGCGAATGTTGATTTGCCTACGGACTCCACGCCGTAGATGACTACGCGCTGGGCGCGGGTTTGCTTTCCTTTTGTTATTTTCATATTGCTTTGATTTTCTGAATTTCGTTGAACAACCCGGCGAACTCAAAGATTTCTGCGAGTTTTGAATATCGCACTTGAAATGCTGTCAGTTCGCTTTTTGCGTTTTCGATGACCTGTCTAGTCGCTTCCTTGTCATCCATGATATTTGAGACGAGCA